GAATTTGCACCATTAGTTAATCCTGCTGTCACCAAACCTGCCGCAGTAGTAGCGGCTGCACCTGCACTAGATACTAAATTATTTACACTAGATGCCGCGCCGTTAACAGCAGAACTTGCGGCACCTGAGGCAACTGAAGCCGCGTTTGCGCCTGATACATTAAACGCATTTGCTGCCTGGGTAACGCTTGCTTGTAATTCAGTGGTAGCATTTTGTGCGGCTGCTGTAGCCTTATCAGCAATTTGTTTAAGATTTTGAGGTATACCTGCTGTTAATTTAGGAAATGAGTTCTTAATTGCCGCAAAAGCACTTCCTGCAATACCTTTAGCAGAATTTAATAAACTCTCTGCACCACCGGTTAGACTTTTTGCTAGCCCATTCAATGATCCGGCAATAGAACTTAGTCCTCCTGTTACTGTGCTCGCTAAATTACCTGCAAAATTACCTGCTCCTAATTGACTGGCTGCACTACCTAACAAACTGTTTGCGGCTCCGCCTAGTGCGGCTATTGGTCCTGTAATTGTTGATCCTAATGCGCCTGCCGCTGACTTAATTGCATTGACAGCGGCAGTTGGCCCTGCTAATGCACCGGCGGTTACGATACCCGCAAGTTGTCCTGCACTTTCTTTACCTGTAAGTAATCCTGCGTTAGTTAATTGAGTTTGTGCTTGTTGAAAATTAGCAACTTGTGTTGCCACTTGAGCTGTTGGATTATTTAAATAGTTTGTTAGATTCTCTGCACCGGGTTTGCCTGCAAACAAATTATTAGTTAGTGCTTGCTGTACAGTCTTGCCACCTTGAACTAAATTAGCAACAAGTAAACCTGCACCTGCTTTAAGAACGCCTGACGCCTCAAGTTGTTGTGGTGATTGCGCCATTTTACCAATTGCCGCTATATTCTGTATTGCACCATTAACTGTTGAAGATACTACTCCGGCACCACTTTTAATAGCGGCAGCCACATTAGGAACAGATTGTGCAATTGTTGCAACTTGTCCTACCATAGCTGTTGTTGAATTCTTATCCAATGCTCCACTTATAGCACCGGTAACAGGAACAGTTGATGCTACACTAGCATTAACTGGTGTTGCCGGAGTAGTTGTTGAATTGTTTGCCGCTTGAATTGCAGGAGCCGGATTGTTTGGAAAGTTTGCATCAGCATCATTGTTAATTTTTACATCAACTCCTTGATTTGCGGCTGCCCAAGGTGCATGTGCAGGTGCTCTACTTGTAATACTTAATAATGCAGCCGGTGCTGCCGCCCAACCTTTTTGTGAATCGTACAGTGAATCAGTATGTGCGTTAGTTGGTAATGGCTTAACATCTTCTGGTATAGTTGAAGCCTCACCAGTATTTAAGTTTATCTTTTTACCATTAATGAATGTATTATTTGTGCTGGCAAAGCTAGCTTCACCTGATGATTTCAAACTCATTGCGCCCGTTGACTTCAATGTTGTTTTACCATTTACAGACGTAGCATAATCAGTACCTACTTTGATATTAGTTTTCTTATCACTATTGGTTGTAATATTTTCAGCATAGATGTTTAAATCTTTTTTGGCATGCATATTGATATTGTTATCAGCATGTAAATTCAAATCACCCTGTGTTCTGATATTAACTGAGTTGGTGGCGTACATATCAATCGTGCCTTCTTTACCTAACTCTATCCAACTTTGTCCGTTAGCATGAATGATGTGTAAACATTGACCATCATCACTCATTAATATTTGATGTCCTAAACTAGTACGCAATCTTATTAATTGGTCACGACCAATCAAATCACCATCATCCATTACAATAGAATGACCTGCTCTACGTGCTACTACTCTTAAAGCCGGTTGTTTACTACCTTGATTTGCCGCATCCGCTATAGTTTCGTCTGTAAATCCGCCTTCATAGATTGGACGTCCGGGACTACTTACGCCCCAACCAACTCTACTTGGTGTTTCACGTTGCGCTGATGTGCCTATTGTGCCTCTAATCGTATCTCTAATTAAACCTTGTTGATTCAACACGCCGGCAAGATAGCTATGCACTGGTTTTGGCTGATTAAAAAAAGTAGGTGATTCATTGATTGCTTGATTGTTTTTATTAATGTTTGCTACTGGTAATTTTGTTGCGCCGCCGTAACTGGTACCCTCATTCTCATTAACAACAACTGTTTCAGCAGAACCCATAGCAGGCACGGTATACAATGCCTCTGGTTCAGGCACACACCCAATCCAATAACCATATTCAGGATCACCATTGATAAACACACAGACTACTGTTGTATCAATATCCGGCTGTGCAAACCACATACCATATGCACTTTGATTCTGTAAATATGTTCCATAACCTTCTTTGGGTGCATCACCCTGAGTTAAACCATAAAAAGGTGTCATATAGTTAACGGTAATCCATGATTCAGCGTCATTAGGGTCAGCGCCGCCCATGTCTGCAATATACACACGCAGTCGACCAGAACGTATGGGGTCGATGTTATCTTTGACTACACCAAATACAGGTACAGAGCGTAATACGGCTCCACCTGCATCAGGTTTTGATGCACTTGTTGCGCCTCTAGGTTTGAATACATTAGTTGCCATATTTTATTCTCTTTTTATACAATACCCGTGCGGGTGTCAGTTAAAGTGGTATTATTTGTGGTAGAAATTTCTCTACCCTCATTACTAGTTGTGTTTGCAGATCCGGAAGTAGTGCTACCCGCATTTGCAACAGTATCATCATCAGCTACAGTTGGGTTGTTAGTATTACCGGTAATAATTGATCTAGTCGTAGTAGTTCCGGTTAATGGAGATATGGGATAAGCGTCCGGTACTGTTTGTAAATTATTACCCGGTTTAGTTAATGTAAAACTTTGTAAACCTGTATTAGAAGATGAGTTGTTAACATTTGTGCCCGGAGTAGGACTATCCCCGGCTTGTGATAATCCAGTACGTTCATTGTTAAGTGGTCGTAACGGTGAGTTAACTGTACCGGTAGCCGGGGTCTCACGTGTGCCAGTTGCGGCAGCTTCGGCAGCTTCAATTGCGTCCGGCATTTCGTTAATGTTTAATTGTAATGTCTGAGTAAACTTACCACCCTTAAATACACTTTCGACCTCACGTACTTGGTAACTAACACCTTTAATTGCGTTAGGTCCAGTTTTTACACTATCAGGATAATCCCAAAAGAAAATACTATCGTTAATAGTCATAACACCGGTGCCATTATCTTTAGGATCAACATTGACACCATTAATCGTAGCACCATAATCAATACCTTCATTGAATGCAATTTCAATAAAAACTTGCCCACCGTTTGGATTGATAGTAAAATTATCACTTTGATAAAATTGTTTATACACTTCGTTAATACCAGCGGCAGTTTCACGCATTAAATAATCAGGATCACCTAAAATTTGAATTCGTGCAGATGCATATGAGCCCGGGTCAAACAAACTAGTCATATAAGTATTCTGTGCTTCTTGACCAGGATTAAGTTTACCAGTTGCATCTTGACCGGTCTTTTTATTTCCCAACTGTGCAACTTTAGCATTTCCACCTGATGCGGCTGGATCTCCATTAGGATTAAATGTTATGTTAAAGAATGCATTGTCAAGTTGTTGCTCATAACTTAATATTTCACTGTTTTTACCAGTGTACCAGTAATCATATCGTTTATGCGGGCCGTAATACTTTGCGGCTCTACCATAAGGGCTCACCGAAGCCGGCGTATCGTATGGTTGAATCACATATGTAATTTTATAACCAAAATCATTTATCTTTGTGTCAAATCCAAGTACTTCAATTTCAGGGCTTACGTTATACCAGCGTAATCTTGGAGGGGTTTTTTGTTCAACTTTATCAGTAGATGCAGTATTAGCATTAGGAGTTTCTTCACTCTTAAACAAAGTGTTCAATGCATCTGTCATGTATGTACTTTGTTTAATTATCTTTTCAATTGCCTGTAGTACACTCATACCTTGAGTAATGCTAATTTTTATTTTTTGTTTATCATATGCAACACTTTGACCAGTTGCATCATTAACTTCACTTGCATTATTTGCGGGGCCGGGGGCTGAATTTTTCTTGTCCATATCTGCCACACTTTTTAGTTGTGAATCTTTGATAATATCTGACCCCAAACCAGCAAATCTAACATAATATTCATCAGGATATTCTCTATTTTTAGCATCTTTAGCTTTTGCCATGTTATTATTCATCGTTTGAAATAAACTAGTTACTCCTTGTCCCGAACCGTCTATGGCGCCGCCAACTGTATCTGATACCACTTCAATATTTGCGTCAACTGTGCCTCTAGCGACATGTAATCCTACCTCAGATGCAATATTTTTAGCTGTAACTGAATAAACAGTTGAACCGCCGGTTAATTTAAAAGTAACTTTTTCAAATAATATATCATAGAATCTTTCATACACACCACTTGCATCAGGTGCGGCATTAAATGTATCGTCACTAAAATACTTACTAGCATTTGCTATTTCTCCATTTACATCATATCCTTGAAATCGTATACCTAATACAAAGAATTGCTTACTTGCATTTGTTGCTTTTTCAATATTTGGTATTTTACTAGTTTTTAGTAATGCTTCACGGGCACGTTTCAATTTAGTAGTAAATGAAAATCCAACTGGTTCAACAATATTAAAAGTGATTTTTGTAATATTACTTGACGTAGCCGTTTGTTTTGTTGATACTACATTAGTGATTCTTAAATCATCAATATAGTAATCATATGTCATTCCAGGAGGACGTTGATTTAATGTATTATTAACACCTCCGCTTTGAAGAATTAAATATGCACCTCCACTACCAGAGTTAGCACCGGATTTTGCAAAAGCATTGATATCTTTTCTTCCATTTGCAACAAACGCAGTATGTGCATCAGGTGTTATCATATATAAACTAAGTTGGTATGTGTAACTACTAAAATTACCTAGTGGGTTTTTTAATCGTGTGCCTGGCTTTGGGTCTAAACCTACATTCTTTTTTGTAGGTTCGGAATTTGTTGTGTTAGATGAGCCTGCTTGCGTTGTACTGGCAAAAGAAGCATTTGTAACAGCAAGATTTGCGCTACCTGTTACAGTTGGTAAATTAGCTTGGTTAGCAATTTGTGACGCGGCTTTTGAATCGTTTTTACTGTCATCGTTTGCAGGTGAGTTACCTGCGGCGTTTGTATTAGGAGTATTTTGAGTTACAGGAGGAACTGGTTCAGTAGGCGGGGGAGGTTGTACAGCATTTAGTTGATCTTGTACTTCTTTATCTAATACAGGTACCACGCTTGATGCCTGTGAATTTATACTACGGTACGTGTTTGCTAGTTCAGTGTTACCTGCCTCTTCAGCCATTCTTGCTAAATTACTAAAGCCAGCAGTTAGACCAAAACTTGAGCCGGCTCTGAATAGTTCACTTCCGTCAGGTTTATTAACAGTATAGCCAATAGAACCGGAACTTGCACTGTATGTGGCAATTATGTTATAGCCATCAATTGTTTGTGATGCTGATGCTTGTACTGCCATTTTATAATCCTAATACTGAAATCAATGTAGAGTTTTCTGGAAGATATATTGACGTACCAGTAGTAAAGTCAAAGAATGGGTCTGCTAGTGCGTTTGGGTTTCTACTAGCAAACACCCACCATAGTTTAGGATTAGCATACAAGTCATATGCTAACATATCAGGACGTAGATTATATTGTTGTGTAATAGTCCAGTATCTATCACTACCTAATTTAGGAATAGGTCTATCTACCATAACATCTAAAAATTTGTTATTAACTACACCCGTAGTATAGTATGGACTTGTTGCTGGATATAAACTGTTGAGTGCCATTACCAAATACCTCCGCCATTGCGTTTGCTACCTTGCAACAATGCACCGGTTGCATAATCTCTGAGACTGAAATTATTGCTGATGTCATTACGAGTGACAATTGGTATACATGTTATTACTATTTGCATTTTTGTAGGTACGTATGTTGCGTTGCTGTTAATCGTTGCTTGCTGTCTCTGAAAGTTAGGTATTTTGGCCCCTAACCCAGAGGACTGAATTCTTGCATTTGATGCGTTATCTGTATTATTTACTGTGTTTTGACCAGTTGTAGAACTTCCGGGTTCGGTTGTTACACTACCTGAACGAATGTAATCTACTTCATTTGGTAAGCTATATGTAAAGTTGCTTACAACTAATGGATGATTATCAAACTGGAATGTTCCCAATCCACTCATATAAACTAATGGCGGAGGAGTACCGTTTCTTGGATTTTGATCTTGCCCATAAAACATTTTTGTGACTGATTTAAAAAAATGAATTACAGCCAATAAGTAGTTGGCTTCATTTGTATCCTGTGCAGTAAAATCACCCGTAATAGTAACAGTATCAACTGCACTGTTCTTATAGTTATAAATCTTATAGTTACTATGTACTAATTCAGACGAATCATATGAGGCAGCATATACAACACTAACAGATGGTGTGTAGGGGAAGATCACACCATTTGTTACCGCCAATGGTGCTAATATACCTATTTTACCTTTTTCTGCTTTATACAAATAATTTGCACTTGGTGCTAGACTTAATCTAACACGCCAATCTTTTGCTTTTTCGAAACTAACCGCATCTTGATTAGTAGCGTTACCTTGAGTATTTGCTAAATTAGCAGTAATGCCTTGTGTTGTAGTGTTGGCACTTGCTTGAGTTGTTGGGGCAACAAATCCATTACCTACATAATAAGGTGTTCCAAATTCATCTTCATTCCAACCGGGCATTAAATTACCATTGTCATCACGTGCCGGCCCAGTTGGGCTACTATCAGGTAACGTTTTTTGTGCGCTTGGTAGTTGTCCCGCTGTTCCAATATTTGTATTGGGGTCGGATGCGACAAGAAGATTATTCAACTCATTTTGAAGTAGTATTAGAGCATTTTTTGCTATCTGTAGTTGTCTTTCCAAATCGGCAATTACTGCGGGGTCAGGCTGTGGTGAACCTGAGGCTGCGTCTAATTGAAGTTCTAATGATGCTACTTGAGCCTTTGCCAAAGCAATATCGGCTTCTAATTGAGCTTGTGATGCCATAATATGTTGTTATCCTTACTTATATTTAGCACTAAATAAAAGTGCTGTTTTTACCCTTTCAATCAAAAAATAGTTGCTATTCTGCAACAGTCATGCTATAATCAATCAACATAACAACGGAGAACTATGAGCCTACCATCAAGAAAACCTGTCAATTACCTAAATAATAAAGACATTCTAAAAGAAATTCACGAAAGCAAAACTACTTATTGTCACTTTTCACAACCGGAATATCATCGCTACGACTTTATAGTAGACATGCCTCAAGCCCCAATAGCTGAAAGTTTAGAGTATGCTTTCAAGCCAGAATCTATTCAGCAGGCAAAAGAAACACGTGCGTTACGTCTTAGTTTAGAGCAGGGTTCTAAAGATGCAGTTAGCCCAGAGTCAATAGATGTTACAGATTTAATTTTTCGTGTAATGAATTGGGACCATGTTCCGGTCGCACCAAAACAACCCCGTAAAACCGTTAAAAAGAAAACAGCAAAAGATATATTTGACTTTGAAGAAGTTGATCCAGATGAAATTTTTGCTGATCTAGAGGATAAAACAACCAAAGCTGAAGTAGATGACATGGTTCATGTCAAAGTTAACTTTCCCCCATTCCAACATTACAAAATTGACTCAAACAATACATTCTATTGTGTAGGGAAAAGTCATTGGGAAGGTGACTTAGAAACTGGAAGTTTTAACAAAGATCATGGTCAAGTCACAAACAAATTAGCCCGCATGTATATTATGATGTGTGAAAAATACGCAATGAAGTATAATTGGCGTGGGTATACATACAATGATGAGATGCGTAACAGTGCTATCTTACAATTAACATATGTTGGATTAAGATTCAATGAAGCTAAAAGTGCAAATCCATTTGCTTACTACACAGCCGCTATAACAAATAGTTTTTGCCGTGTTTTGAACACAGAAAAGCGCAATCAAAATATCAGAGATGATATACTAGAAATGAATGGTCTCAATCCAAGTTGGAGTCGCCAAGGATCTGGTGCGGCGGTATCTAAGGTTTATGAAGAATGATACCAAAAATATTATTTCAAACATCATATAAACCAATTGAATCATATGTCACTGACAAATTAAAAAAATACATCAGTGACGAATGGACTTATTTGTATTTTAATGATAATGACATAAAAGAATTTTTCAGAAAAAATCCATTAGATGCGTTTCCTAAAATAGAGAAAGTTTTTGATAGTTTTGTAATTGGACAACACAAAGCAGACCTATTTCGTTATTATTTTTTATATATTAACGGTGGTGTTTTTATAGACTCTGATGCAATGTTGCGATGTTCATTAGATGAGATTGTAAATGATTGTGATTTATTTTGTGTCATTAATACTGTAAGACCAACTATATTTAATGGTTTTATTGGGTGTACACCCAAACATCAAATTATATATGATGCGTTAATAGACACCTACACTACCGATTTAAGTGTATTAGAAAAAAATTATCATTTATTTTGTGATAATCTATTAGGCATAGTAGATAAACATCCATTGAGTAATACAAAAAAATTATATGAGGGTGAAGGTACAACAGAATACACTATCACCAGTGACATTACAAAAAAACCAATTTTATTTCATTACCATGTCTTCCCTAAGATTATACCAAAAGATTTGATTTAACAAAATTTAAACACTATAATATACGAATGAACAACCTATTCAAAAAAGCCGCTGTGTTCACTGATATTCATTTTGGATTGAAGTCTAACAGCTTACAACACAACCAAGACTGTTCCGATTTTGTAGATTGGTTCATCAAAAAAGCAAAGAGTGAGGGATGTGAAACTTGTTTCTTCTTGGGCGATTACAACCATCATCGTGCAAGTATTAATATTCATACATTACAATTTGGGCTACAGGCCCTGGAAAAACTAAATGCTAGCTTTGATACTGTATATTTTATACCAGGCAATCACGATCTTTATTATCGTGACCGTAGGGACATTCATAGTGTTGAGTGGGCTAAACATTTACCAAACGTTAAGATCATCAATGACTTCTTCAAAGAAGGAGATGTAGTCATTGCACCCTGGCTCGTACAAGATGATTATAAGAAACTACAAAAGATGAGTGGCAAATATATGTTTGGTCATTTTGAACTACCTTATTTTCATATGAACGCTATGATTGAAATGCCCGATCACGGTGAGATTAATGAAAATCAATTGAGTGGTTTTGAAAAAGTATTCTCAGGTCACTTTCACAAACGCCAAGCACGAAAGAACATTTGGTACATCGGTAATGCTTTCCCACATAACTATGCTGATGCAGGTGATGATGCACGTGGTATGATGATACTAGAATGGGGTAGTGAACCCGTTTTTCATACATGGCCTAGACAGCCTGTTTTTCGTGTACACAAACTAAGTGATATATTAGAAAACCCTGAGGGCTTGCTATTGATTGACAGTCATGTTAGAGTACATCTTGATATTGAAATCTCATATGAGGAAGCAAACTTCTTGCGTGAGACATGGATACCAGAACATAAACTAAGAGAGATGGCATTGATACCAATGAAATTAGAAACAAATGAAAATGGTCAAACAGCAGATGGGTTAAAGTTTGAAAGTGTAGATCAAATCATCATTGACCAAATTAACAGTATTGAATCAAATAATTTTGATAAGAAGATTCTTTTGGACATTTATAACAACCTATGATTACCCTCCAAGACATAACATTACGCAATTTTTTAAGTATCGGCGCAGTAACACAAGCAGTAGACTTTGACAAGAAAGACTTAACACTTATTTTAGGTGAGAACTTAGATTTAGGTGGTGACGGTGCTCGTAATGGTACTGGTAAGACTACATTGATTCAAGGACTATCCTATGCCTTGTTTGGTACCCCCATTAACAACATTCGTAAAGATAATTTAGTTAATCGTACAAATGGTAAAGGCATGCTTGTTACACTGACATTCAATGTTAATGGTACAAACTATAAAATTGAGCGTGGTCGTAAACCCAACATTCTCAAATTCTATGTTAATGATGTTCAGTCAAAAACTACTGAGGATCAACAAGGTGAGAACAAAGAAACACAGGTTGCGATTGAGAAAGTTATCAATATGTCAGCAGACATGTTCCGTCACATCGTTGTATTGAATACATATAGCGAACCATTCTTAGCATTGAAAAACAACGAACAAAAAGATATTATTGAACAATTGATGGGCATCACTTTGCTTTCTGAAAAAGCTGAGATCATTAAAGAAATGATTCGTAAAAGCAAAGATGATATTCAAAGTGAAGAATTTCTTGTTAAAGCTATTGAAGAGGCCAACAAACGTGTTAAAGAACAGATTGATGCATTAAAGCGCAGACAAACATTATGGTTGAAGAAGCATGATGATGACTTAATTAGCTTGGCTCTACAGTACGATGAACTAAGTAAGATTGATATTACTGCCGAACTGCAAGCACATAAAGACTTGAGTGTTTGGCTTAAACAGAAGGAAGCACAGGATACTTATAATGCACTAGTAGCACGTTCTACTGCTTGGCAACAAAAACACAATAGTGACGTTTCAGTAGCACATAAAGCCTACTTGTTGAAAAACGAATATGACATTGATGCTGAATTACAAGCATGGTCTAACTTAAAAGATTGGATAGCTGATGAGACTGAACAAAAATCTATTGCAACAATAATCGATACCCTAAATAAAAGTATCACAAAAGAAAAAAAATTAATTGATAAATTATTTCGGGAGGTTAAAGAACTAGAAGATCACAAGTGTTATGCGTGTGGTCAAGACTTCCATGATGACAAACATTTAGAAGTTACAACAGAAAAAACTACACTGCTTGAGAATGCCCGTGCTGATTTGGTTGATCTTGAAAATAAATTGTCAATCAATCAATCATTGATAGTTGAATTGGGTCTTAAGCCTACTCCAAAATATAAAACAGAAGCAGAAGCTATTCGGCACAGTGGTGATGTATCTAACTTGAAGAAGGTATGGGAAGATAAAAAACAAGAGTCTAATCCATTCAGTGAACAACTAAATGAATTGACTACTGTTGTTTTAGGGTCACAGCCCGTTACTCATTATGATACAGAAATAGAGGCTGTAAAGCATTCAAGCGAAATTGCTAACATTCTAAATCAAATTGACAACAAGTCACAAGAGACTGATCCATATAGTGAACAAGTAATTGAAATGGAAACTCAAGCATTACAAGCAATTGACTTTGAGGCTATCAACAAGTTAACACGAACGATGGAACATCAAAAGTTTTTACTTGACCTATTGACCAGCAAAGATAGCTTTGTTCGTAAGAAGATTATTGACCAAAATTTAAGTTATCTGAATGCACGATTAACTCACTACCTAGATAAAATTGGTTTACCGCATCAGGTTATCTTTAAGAATGACTTGCAAGTTGAAATTACTGAATTGGGTCGTGAGCTTGACTTTGATAATCTTTCACGTGGTGAACGCAACAGACTGATCCTTGGACTAAGTTTTGCTTTCCGTGATGTTTGGGAATCATTGTATAGCCCAATAAACACGCTGTTCATTGACGAATTGATTGACAGTGGTCTTGACACTATGGGTGTTGAGAACAGTCTAGCAATTCTCAAAGACATGAGCCGTCGTAGACAAAAATCTATTTGGCTTGTTTCACACAGAGAGGAACTAGCAGGTCGTGTACCTAACGTTCTGAAGGTAATTAAAGAAAACGGTTTTACGCAATACAACACTGCGGTAGACGTAGAATAAATTACGGATATAAAAATACACGATAAGTATATGTCTATGTCAAGTCCACAGAAAAATAAAGGTTCAGGTTTCGAGCGAGAAATCGCTAAATATCTCTCAGAGAAGTATGGTGAAAGTTTCATTCGTGCCCCTGGATCTGGCGCATATGTGGGCGGTAAAAATCAAAAGCGTACAGAATTTTTACATGAAGGTCAGATTCGTTCTTTCAAGGGCGATGTTGTACCCGGTCAATCATTTAAACGAATGAATATAGAGTGCAAATTTTATGCTGATTTTCCGTTTCATTTGTTACTTACAGGGGATTGTAAAGTAATCGATGCTTGGATAGACCAACTCATGGATGTAGCTGATCCGCATGATGTTAATCTTTTGTTTATGAAGTTTAACCGCAAAGGTCGCTATGTTGCTGTACAAAGCAAACTAACATGGGTTAGTGATAATTTCGTGTATTATACCTCTAAAAAACACGGTGATTGGACAATTTTTGAATTTGATTCATTCTTTGCTCTAAACACAGAACTACTAAAAACATATTCAATATCAACAGACACAACGTCAAAACCAAATAATATCCTCACAATCAATACCTAATATATAGTAAAAATTTGTTGTCTGAGTTTGTCAGACCTCCTTGAAGATGCTTGAAAGATAGCTGATGGATCTGGAGCAAGCATATACATTTATGTATATGGAATACCGAGAAGGCAATCGACAAAAGCGAACCTTCAACAAGTCTGTATCTACTTTGTCTTGATGATACAGAATGTGCGTTACCGAAGCGTCAATTGAAAGATAATTGACAGACTTCACTACAGCCTATAAACTTTACAGGGTAACCGGTAGCATATGATAGCAGAAATAGCTAATTGTATGAGGATAGACAACTAATGGATGACGGTCGTGCAAAACAACCATTCACCAAGGGTAGTGCAAATTTGCACTACCATGGCTTCAAATCGGCAATGATATCCGTATAAGATTAGAATAAAAAGAATTGATTACCGTAAAAACAAAGAACGAACGAAGTGAGTTCTTAGATGAACGAAGTTCATCTTTACAAGAGACACCCGATGTGATAAATGAATAATTATGGATATAGTTAAAAGAAAGCCATTCCTGACTTCTTAGTTGTTTCTAAGTTTTCTTCTACTAATTCCAACACACACTTTCGTTCAAAGTCAGACATATTCATAATGTCATCATAGGTTGCACCACCGCGCATATACCAAGATAGTTTGATAGCGGATCTTTTGATATCTTCAGACTCTTTATCTAAGTTATCAATGAGCTTCTGTACTCCGCTAGGATCTAACGTAAGAAGCCTTATACGAAAAAATCTGTAGGGTTAAGTATTAAGCTTTGGTCGTAATCGTGCTGACAGTGAATGCATGTCATCTTTAATGGTTTGATTTCACTAGCCTCACGCATCTTAATAGCATAATTACGTAGTGCTTCAAATGTCTGTTTTTCACAATTCTTTAAAAAATCAATGATAAATTCTTTTTCAGTGACTACAGCACTCGGAGTAGTAATGCTCTCAATAGTTTCGGATACCAATGAAACACTTAATTGATTTAGTTTTTGCATTGTTTCAGTTGATTTTTGTTTTCTTAGATTTTCATCTTCAATATTATCTAATCCCATTACAACTGTTTGTATCTCAAACTGAGTTTGATTAATACGATTGATTTGTTTATATGCTAGTGGTTTAAACTTGAATGACAAGTCTTGTAGAATTAAAGGCTCATCATATTTACCTTTTTGTAATGTACCTAGTAGATTGCCCAAATTAATACCATAACTTGCTTCTTCTTCACATGCAGGACATTTGCTAGTAATATCCATATTATTTCCGTTTGTTGCAGTTCTGATAGCAACTAGTATAGGATCTAGATCCATTAATGGAATTTCCCAAGGATCTTTGATTGATGGAATACAACTTTTAATAATCTCAACAACAGCACTACCATTGAACAATGCGTCCGGAGTTTTAGTAGTAATTTCATCAACTGCTGTCATTGGATATACCGCAACTTCTCCGTTAACCGGTATATCAACTGAATCTTGCGGATAATAATTGCCCCCGCTAGGAAGTTTTAAATAAATTGCTGGTCTACGAAAATATTGCTTTAGTGGGTTATTATCCATGTGAGTTTCTCCAAAATGTGTGTACTTTATTAATTCATAAATACATTAGAAGATATTTAGTGGTAAAAAATAGGGCAAAAATATAATATGGCAATGGATCCTCAAACAGTCAGAGAGTTAGACAATGGTCTTACGGATTTAAACACTGCTGTACGTCAAACTGACCAAACATTCTTAGATGTTTTAGGTCCTATGGCTGTTCAAATTAGAGACAGCCTGATGAAAGAAAATAGCCAAGCTGCCGCAGATCAGGACGGGGTCACTAATCAATTAGAAAATTCCTATAGTAAAACTAAACAGTTAGCAGATAAACAACAAGCACTTTATCAGCAACAACTTCAACGCCGCGGATATATTACTGACCAAAGTGGTAAAGAAGTTAAAGTTGATGAAGAACTTTCTATAAGTCAGCAAGAATTATTAGCAAAATTAGATAAATCTATTGCTAAAGAATCTGCACTAGTACAAGCGACTGACAAACCGGTCGAACAATTTAGAGCACTAGCAGGCGGGGTAAACAGTTTTAGCGGAGTCTTTGAGAAGTTACAAGACAAAATGTTTGAGATGACCGGCAAGAGTGTTGGTGGTGCTGTAGCATTACAAGGAACTATTGCCGCATTAACTGGAGTAACAAAGGCTTTTGGTGCAATGTCAGAAGCTATTTACAAAGGTGAACGCGGTGCCAGTGTAGGTGCAAAAGGAGCAAAAGAATTCAGTGACTCTGTAACTAAAGCCGTATACGGCATTGGCGCAGCCTTACTAATATTACCACTTGGCCCAATGTTGAAGATTGTGGGCGCGGCCTTAGCAATAGCCGCCGCCGCAATGGAGGGTGCTACTAAACTTATTGAGATGGGTGCTAAACTTAATGATGACTTATACAAATCGTATGGTACATTAAGTGAAAAGGGTTTAACTACTGCAAAAGGAATGAACGGTCTTTATGATTCGCTTCATAAAGTAGGATTAAGTGCCGGCGAAATAGAAAAGTTTAATAAACTATTAGGTGAAAACTCTAAGAACTTGGCATTGTTCGGTGGCACCGCGGCCATTGGTGTATCTAAGTTTGAAACAGTAGCTAGTGCTATAGCCGCACCAACAAGTAAACTTAATAAAGAATTTTTATTAATGGGTATCAATAGTGATGCCCAACGTGAACATATAATGAAATACATGACTGAGGAAGATCGCTTAGGTCTTGCTCGTGGTATGTCAGATGAACAGCAGATTGCCGGTGCCAAAAAATATATTGATAATTTGGATAAACTATCAATGATAACTGGCACAAACAGAAAAGAATTAGAAGAAGCTAGAGCCACTGTGATGGCTAATGAAAATTTACGAGCAGCCATTTTTGAGGCTGAGCAAGATAGAAGTGCAGCCGGTCAAGCAAGATTAGCAGAATTAAAACGTGCTTATGAAGCAGCCGCAATGCTTCAAGCGTCCGGCGATACTAAAGGAGCAACTGGAGTTGCTGAGTATTTTGCTGGTAAAGGTATAACAGGACAAGCAAGTGCAGTAGCATATAATCAATTTGGTGGTAAAGGTGGATTGATTGAGGGTATTAAAAAAGGTGCAGATACCGGAGAGTTAACAACACGTGCCGCCAAAGGATACGAGCGTCAAGCAAACATGATGGCAGACACAGGTAGATTTGGTGGTGATACTAGTGGACTAATGACTGGTGGATTTGCTCAAGCACAAGAATTTACTAAAAGATCGGCAGAATTTCAAGAACAGGCTGCAAAGCAAGGTTTGTCAGTAGGCGACTATTTGGATAAACTACAAGACGATAAAAAGAATACAAAAGATAAAACTACTCAACAAAATGCTGAAGTAGCGCAACAACAGCAACAAACTGCAATGGTACTTGATGATGCCGCTAAGAAAATGGACGGTGCAGGTCTCGCCATGGCAAGTGCTATGAAAGTATTCAATGAGTCTGTGGAGTTATTTGGTGATGCCGCTAAGAAAATGGCAAAAGAAAAAGGCATTGCAGTACCTGCTTCAAAAGAAGAACAATCTTTAGACTTAAAAAAAGAAGTTGCAAAATTAAAAGAATCTATTAGAATTAAAAATCAAAGTATTGAAAATCTTGATCCAAAATTAGAAGCTAATAAAGCATTTATTACTAGAATGAAATCTGAGTTAGAAGTAATGAATAAAGATTTAGCCAACACAGAACAAAAATTAACAACAGTTACTAAAGAACAAAAAGAAACGGCTCCGGCTAACTTACCTCCAGGAGCAACAATACCTACACCTCCCGGGCCACCTGCAAAAGGTGCTACAACAAGAAGTATGTCTCCTGGAACAACAGATTCCAACTCATCTGAATCACCTGCAAAAGGTCAAACAACTTCTGAAAGTGGATCATCAAATAAATCATCAGCAACTATTTTATCATTTGGTAGTAATTCAGGGAGTAAGGGTAATTTTGATGCACTTGCTAGCGGCTTCAAGGATAGAATAATTGCGGCAGCTGAGGCATTTAATTCAATGACAGGTAATAAAATTGCAATTAATAGTGCTAAACGTGATCCAGAAGATCAGCAAAGAGTTTGGGACGAGTCAGTTAAAGCAGGCAGACCTGGTATAGGTCCTTCTGGTATGCCTATTGCCAAACCAGGTAGAAGTAAGCATGAACGAGGATTAGCAGTTGATATTCAAAATTACAAAGATCCTAATGCAGTAGCCGCAATGAATAAACAAGGATTGTTCCAGACAGTTCCAAAAGATCCAGTACACTTTGAAGCAGCCAAAAAAGGTGCAATGTTTAGTGGCCCTTCTGAAGGTTACTTTGTTCAGTTACATGGTAAAGAATTTGTAGGTAATGAAGATCAACTTGATGCTATTAAAAAATTGCTTGATAAAGTAGAAGAAACTGGGTTATTATCTGATAATGCAGAAGAAATTAGTGAAGATATAGATGATAGTTCTTCCTCAATTATAGAGAAGTTTACTGTTATGTTGGAATCTAAGACTGATGAATTATTAGACAAAATTAAATTTGGTAACAGGGTTGACACAGATTTATTAAATTATTCACAGGGATAACGATAAATATAGAATAGGCCCTAATTAATATGACATATAAGAAACATTTCACCAGAGTTAACCAAGCAGGAACAATGAGCCCACTTGGTGGTGGAAATTTATCCGGTTCATGGAACAGTAATGCTGGTCAAGGTAATACACCTAATGGTTATACTAACGATGATTTTGGTTACAAGAACTATCGTAGCAGACTTCCAGAAGTTTACACAGGTCACCCAAACCGTATTGAACGTTACAATCAGTATGAAATGATGGACGTGGATGCTGAAATTAACGCATGTCTAGATATTATAGCTGAATTCAGTACACAGAAAAATGAACATAATAAGACTCCATTCAACTTAAATTTCAAAGATGATCCAACTCCTCATGAGATTGAATTATTAAAAACTCAACTACAACAGTGGTGTAAGTTAAACGAATTTGAAACACGTATTTTTAAAATATTTAGAAACTGTTTAAAGTACGGAGATCAAGTTTTTGTACGTGATCCAGAGAACTTTAAATTATATTGGGTAGATATGATTAAAGTTATTAAAGTTATTGTTAACGAAAGTGAAGGTAAAAAGCCTGAACAATATGTTGTTAAAGATTTAAACATTAACTTAGAAAACTTAACTGTAGCACAAAAAACAAATACAGACTTTGCCGCTAATCCTGCAACTGGAATGGGTGGCACAGGTGGAGGTTCTGGTGCAGGTGGTGGCTACACGGTGCCAAGTGGAAGTAACACAACAGGATCGCGCTTTACATTGGGCTTTAATGAAGCCGCTATTGATTCTAAGCACGTGGTTCATATGAGTTTAACTGAGGGCTTAGATAGATTTTGGCCTTTTGGTCAGAGTATTTTAGAGAACATTTTTAAAGTTTATAAGCAAAAAGAATTATTAGAAGATGCGGTATTAATCTATCGTGTACAACGTGCTCCGGAACGTAGAGTGTTCAAGATTGACGTTGGTAACATGCCAAGTCATATGGCTATGGCATTTGTTGAGCGCATTAAGAATGAAATTCATCAGCGTAGAATTCCAAGTATGTACGGAGGGCAAGCAATTGTTGATGCTACATATAATCCCTTGTCAATGAACGAAGATTATTTCTTTCCGGTTACTGCTGATGGACGTGGTTCGAGTGTTGACTTACTACCCGGTGGACAGAATTTGGGTGAGATTGATGACTTGAAATACTTTAATAATCGACTAGCACGTGGTCTACGTGTTCCGAGTTCATATTTGCCAACTGGTCCGGATGATAATACAACCCCATTAAGCGACGGTCGTGTTGGTACGGCTATGATTCAAGAGTTCCGTTTCAATCAATATTGCGAACGATTACAGAACTATGTCTGTCGTAAACTTGACGAAGAATTTAAACTATTCTTACGTTGGAGAGGATTGAATATTGATTCTGGATTATTTGAATTAGAGTTTAATCCACCACAAAACTTTGCGGCTTATCGTCAAACTGAGTTAGATACAGCACGTGTGGCTACATTTACGTCAGTTGAACAGTATCCATATATGTCAAAACGCTTTATGTTAGAACGTTTCTTGGGTCTTAGCGAAGAAGAAATCAACAAAAATGAAAGAATGTGGCGTGAGGAAAATGATAAAGAGATTGAAATTAATCCAGAAGGAAAAGATTTGCGTAGTATTGGTATCAGTTCAGGAGATATTGAGACTGACGTTCAAACCGGTGAAGAAGCTGAATTAGGTGCACAAGATCCGGCTAGCGGAGAAGACATTGCGGCATCACAAGTACCGCAACCGGCTGAAGCAGGAATGAGTACCCCTGCTCCCGGTGGTAATGGAATGTAATTAGATAAATAATTAAATGAAATTGTTTGAAATGTTTGACAAAGCTCCAGCTGAGTATCAGGATGTAAATGCTGATAACTCTAAGCCTGAATGGCGTGAAAGTCGAAAAACAAAACTTACATTAAAGCAGATTCGTAAATTACGTAAAATGAATGATGTAAGAAATTATGAAAAAGTTAATTACTTAAAGAAGGTTCATCAACAGTATGGACCTAAAGCAGAAGGTGCAACACCAACTGTTTAAGTAAGTACTAGTTATCTTAGATAAAAACGCAAAAAAGAGCACTATATTGTGCTCTTTTTTATGATACACACTAAATAACTCTACAAAGCCATTTACATTCAGGAGACAACAATGGATAACAAAAAATTTGAAACGCTTATTGATTTGATTATCAATGAGAATGAAGAACAAGCACGTGCATTATTTCACGATATCGTAGTTGAAAAATCCCGCGAGATTTATGAATCTATGATGGATGAAGAAATGGGCGAAGGCATGGGCGGTCAAGTAGGTGATCTACTGGACGAGATCGATGTTGAAGAACAAGGTATGTCCGAAGCTGAAGATGACGATTTAGATTTTGATTCTGACGAAGACGAAGTACTAGATATCGAAGACGGTGAAGACGATGAATATGGTGACGAAATGGGCGAAGAAGGTCTAGAAGACCGCGTAGTTGACCTAGAAGATAAGTTAGACCAATTGATGGCTGAGTTTGAAGATATCATGGCAGGTGATGATGCTGAATCTGATGCTGAGTTTGATGACGGTGCTGAAGAAGCCGGTGCAGACTTAACACATGACATGGAACAAGGTCATGATGACGAAGATGCAATGATGGAAGCTATCACATTAAAGAAAATTTCTGTTACACACGGCGATAATGGTGTTCAAACAAAGAGTACAAGTTTAGCAAACAGCGGTCAAGCTGGAATGGATAGCAGACCAGTTAAGTTTAGTGGTGCTAGCGAAGCAGTTCCAACAGGACCAAAAGGCCCAAGCAATGCATATGCAAAAGGTGAAGCATCTGTTAAAGGTGCAGGATCATTTAAGAATAGTCCAGCACAGAATAATGCAGACTTAGAATCAGCACCAAAGCCAGTCACTAAAGACGAAGCAGGTAAAGTTCGTAGCCCAGTAGCAGAGTCACGTAGAACTCCTACTAAAAGACGTATTTAAGGAATTTGAGAGCAATGGCTTTGTATCTTAAAGAACACCTTTCATTTGACCGTGCAGGTATGGTGGTTGAGAGTGAAGGTGAAGGTAGCAAAAAGTCCCTTTATATGAAGGGGATTTTTATCCAGGGCGGGGTAAAGAACGCTAATGAGCGTGTTTACCCTGTTTCCGAAATTGAAACTGCTGTACAAACCCTAAACGAACAAATTGCAGAAGGTCATTCCGTATTAGGCGAAGTTGACCATCCAGATGATTTAAAGATTAATTTAGACCGTGTATCACATATGATTACAAGCATGTGGATGGATGGCGCTAATGGCTTTGGTAAATTAAAGATTTTACCGACTCCAATGGGGCAACTAGTTGCTACTATGTTGGATTCGGGTGTGAAACTAGGCGTGTCTAGTCGTGGTAGCGGAAACGTGAATGACTATGATGGCAAAGTGAGTGACTTTGAAATAGTCACTGTGGATATTGTTGCCCAACCAAGCGCACCCAATGCGTATCCTAAGGCAATTTATGAAGGCATGATGAATATGAAACATGGTCATAGATTGTTGGATATTGCAAAAGACGCACAAGGCAATAAAAAAGTAGAGAAGTACTTGAAGGAGGAAGTAATGCGCCTCATCAAGGATCTCAAAATCAAATAAAGGGGAAACAGCATGTTTGATGCTATCAAGCCATTACTTGAAAGTGGACTTATCAATGATGAAGTCGGTGCTCAGTTAAATGAAGCATGGGAATTAAAATTGAATGAAGCTCGCCAACAAGTTCGTGCAGAATTACATGAAGAATTTGCACAACGTTATGAACATGACAGAATCGTGATGGTTGAAGCCCTTGACAAGATGGTTACAGACAGCTTATCAGAAGAAATTGAAGAATTTCGTTCTGAGAAGCAAGCAATGAACGAAGACCGTGTAAAAGCACAACAAAAACTACATGAATCAGCAACAAAATTCAATAACTTTATGGTTACTAAACTAGCCGAAGAAATTAAAGAATTGCGTAGTGACCGTATAGTTGCTAAAGAAAGTCAGCAAAAGCTAGAACAATTTATTGTTCATGCACTAGCCCGCGAAATTAAAGAATTCGCACAAGACAAACAAGCAGTTGTTGAAGCTAAGGTTAAGTTAGTTGCAGAAGGTCGTAAACAATTAGAAGCATTGAAGGCACGTTTCGTGACCGAATCTGCTAAAAAATTGTCTATCGCTGTAGCAGGACAGTTAAAGGGTGAAATGAGCCAATTGAAAGAAGATATTAAAGTAGCTAAAGAAAATAACTTTGGTCGCCGTATCTTTGAAAGTTTCGCAAGTGAATTCAGTGTTACTCACCTAAGTGAGAAACAAGAAACACGTAAGCTAATGCAAGCATTAGCTAATAAAGAAACACAATTAGCCGAATCACAAAAAGAAATCGACAACACTAAGAAATTAGTAGAGTCAAAAGAACGTGAAGTTCGCATTATCAAAGAATCTAATCAACGTGAAAAATTGATGGGTGACTTGCTTGGATCATTAAATGAGGAAAAAGCAACGACAATGCAGAGCTTACTAGAAGGTGTGCAAACAGGTAAACTGCAAGCTACTTTCGACAAGTATCTACCAGCAGTACTGAATACTGGCACTGATAAAAAGGCTCAAAAAGCCTCACTAACAGAAGCAAGAATTTCAGAAGTAACTGGTGATAAAGCTGCCAAACAAGAAATTGAAATCGAACACAATAATAATGTTATCGATCTCAAGCGTCTGGCAGGGCTTTAAATCAAAGACATAATTTAGGAGAAATATAAATGTCAAAAGTTCTATTAGAAAGCCGTTGGGACGAGACCAAAGAAGCTCTGTTGGAAGGCTTAAAAGGCACTCGCCGCTCAACTATGGGTGTTATCTTAGAAAATACTAAGAAACAACTACTTGCTGAATCTACAGCAGGAACAACTACAGCTGGTAACATCGCTACATTAAACCGTGTGATTCTTCCAGTTATCCGTCGTGTTATGCCAACTGTTATCGCTAACGAGTTGGTTGGCGTTCAGCCAATGACTGGCCCAGTGGGTCAGATTCATACACTACGTGTACGCTATGCACAAAACTTAGTGGACCAATCTTTAGCTAATACTAGCGTTACTGCTGGTCAAGAAGCTTTAAGCCCATTCACTATTGCTCAGGCATATTCACGTCAGCCATCTAACGATGCAACTGCAACAGGTTACACAGGTAACAACACTGCGGCTCTTGAAGGTAACGGAGGTCGTCAGATTTCTGTTCAAATCTTGCGTCAAGCTGTTGAAGCTAAGTCACGTAAGTTGCAAGCACGTTGGACATTCGAAGCGGCTCAAGACGCTCAAAGCCAACATGGTATTGACGTTGAAGCAGAAATCATGGCAGCATTAGCACAAGAAATTACTGCTGAGATTGACCAAGAGATTCTATTGAGTCTACGTACTTTAGCTACAACTGAGTACACATACAACCAAGCTACTGTATCAGGTACAGCTACTTATGTTGGTGACGAACACGCTGCCTTAGCTGTTCTAATCAACCGTGTTGCTAACTTGATCGCCCAACGTACACGTCGTGGCGCAGGTAACTGGGCTGTTGTATCAAGTGCGGCATTGACAGTATTGCAATCTGCAACTACTAGTGCTTTTGCACGTACAACAGAAGGTACTTTTGAAGCTCCAACTAACACCAAGTTCGTTGGTACATTGAACGGCGCTATGCGTGTGTTCGTTGACAGTTATGCCGCTGATACTATTCCAGTATTGGTTGGTTATAAAGGTTCAAGCGAAACTGACGCGGCAGCATTCTATTGCCCATACATTCCATTGATGAGCAGTGGAGTTGTTCTAGATCCATCAACATTCGAACCAGTCGTATCATTTATGACACGTTACGGATACATTGAATTAACCAACACCGCAAGTTCATTCGGGAATGCCGCGGACTACGTTGGTGAAATTGCCGTACAAAATCTCACCTTCCAGTGAAATTCACCACACTTTAATATCTTTACTGATATTATCAACACAAAGGGGCACGAAAGTGCCCTTTTTTGTTTAAGGGATGGTTGGCAACTTGGTGGCAAAAAGCGTAAGATAGCATAAATACAATATCTCAAAGGGATGGGAAGTTACAATCAAGCACTATTCGTAGTGCTTTTTTGTTGGCTAGATAAATAAAATAAAGGATTACTTATATGACAGTAACAGTAACAGGTGGAATAACATTTAGTGGTGGATTGACGTTTGCACCTTCGGGAGCTGCCGCAAACGACCCATATTTCATGTACAACTCATTGTTGTTACCGGGTAATGGAACAAATCTTGCACAGAATAATACATTTTTAGATGGTAGTACAAATAACTTTGCCATCACTCGTCACGGCAATACCACTCAAGGTACATTTAGTCCATATGGAAGTAATTGGAGTAACTACTTTGATGGTACTGGGGATTATTTGACTGTGCCCAATAATGCCGCATTGAATTTATCAACAGCAGATTTTACAATTGAATATTGGGTCTACTATGTGCCAACAGGTGCATATCAATATTCTGTAGTATATAGTACTGGTGTTGTATCTAATTCTCAATACGATTACATGCTTGTACTAACAGATACAGGCGCGGCACGACTTGGTATTTTTAATGGAACCAACCAAGCACTAGTATTAAGTTCTGCTGTGTGTGTTGCTAATACGTGGAATCATATTGCCGCAACTAGAACTGGCACTTCAGCGACAGTGTATGTAAATGGCGTCGGCACTACAGGAACAGTACATGCAACAGGAAATTCAAACTCAGGTGCTACTTTAAAAATTGGTGCGGATAATGATGGAAGTGGTGCTGTAAAAGGGTACATGAGCAATCTGCGTATAGTTAAGGGAACCGTAGTTTACACCGGTAATTTCACACCAAGTACCACACCACTAACAGCAATCACCAACACAAGTTTGTTGACCTGCCAAAGCAACAGATTTATTGACAACTCGACAAATGCATTTGCTATCACCAAGAACGGTGATACTTCAGTTCAACGTTTCAGTCCATTCGAACCCTCAGCTGCCTATAGTAGTAGCACAATTGGTGGGTCAGGATACTTTGATGGCACAGGAGATTATTTGAGTGTGGCCAATAATGCTGCCCTAAATTTAGGTACTGGTGATTTTACAATAGAAGCGTGGATTTATATAACTAGTTTTTCTGGTAATAGTGGAATACTTGATAAACGAACTACTACTGGATCTGTCGCTCCCTGGGTTTGGTACACGGATACTGCCGGAAAACTTAATTTTTATACCGGCACAAATTATATTACCACTTCAACTTTTCCATTGAATACCTGGACTCATGTAGTTACTAGCCGAGTTAGCGGAACATTGTATCAATTTATCAATGGTGTATCAGCAATGACACCAACTTCTGTTACTGCAAATATCGATACAAGTGGCACCTTGTTGATTGGTGCATCAAATGACGGTGCTCCTGTTTATGCAAAAGCATACATAGAAGACCTTCGCATAGTTAAAGGTTCGGGTGTTACCACTGTAACCGTACCCACATCACCACTAACAGCAATCACAAACACAAGCCTACTACTCAACTACACCAACGCTGGTATCATTGACAATGCAATGATGAACAACTTGGAAACAGTGGGTGATGCCAAAATCTCTACTGCACAATCAAAATTTGGCGGATCAAGTATGGCGTTCGATGGTACAGGTGATTATCTAACTGCACCTTTCTCTGTGGCCAATCAATTTGGTACTGGAGATTTTACAATAGAATTTTGGCTTTATAGAGCCGGTGGATCAGCATATCAAACAATACTTGACACAAGAAGTTCAGGAACTGCATCGCCTTGGGCAGTGCTGTTAAATTCCAGCAATCAACCTTATATTTTAATTGCAAGCGATATTGCCAGCTCAATTGCTGTTGCTTCGGCCACGTGGACTCATATTGCAATTTGTAGAGCAAGTGGAACATTACGAATATTCAATGATGGAGTACAGGGCTATAGCGGTGCAAACTCAACCAGTATGATGCCAACAGGTCCATTGAGAGTAGGTAAAACTATAGATAACGTATATGATTTAAATGGTTATATAGACGATCTCCGCATCACAAAAGGCTTGGCCAGATACACCACCACATTCACGCCACCCACAGCGGCATTACCAACATATTAATAACATAATGAGAGCAAACGAGTTTTTAATAGAACGTGCAACCAGCGTAGTATTTCATTACACTAGTACCAATGCCGCATTAAAGATTCTACAATCAGGTAACTTTGAACTAGCAAGTGTAACAGGTAATAGTAGCGAAGAAGATTATGCACCAAAAGGTTATCCATACTTCTTAAGTTTAACAAGAACACCGACTGGTGACTATCATAGATATGTTGGTACGGGTGGTGTAATGTTTAAAATGAACGGTGATTGGTTCAACAGTAGATACATTGTTAAGCCAATAGACTATTGGAATAGTGCTTGGTTAAAAAGTGATGGTACTAGAACACGTGAATCAGAAGATAGAGTGTTCAGCAAAGAGCCAAGTATACCAATGACACCTGTTACAGAGATACATATCTTATTAAAAGAACAAAATGAATATCGTAGCCCACAAACACGGCAAATAATGATAACAGCTAAACAAAAAGATATACCAGCATATCTTTATACAAATGAGAGTGCTTGGAGATTATTAGATACACGTAAGAGTGTTCAGCCAAGTCAAGCCAAAGATGTATTGAAGGGTCAACCAACTAGAGGTGCTACTCGTAAGCCAACTGACTTTGTTAAGCCTTGGATTGAGTTGATTGAAAAAGACAAAGAGGAATATCTAAGCGATAGAGCAAAGAGACAACTAAAGAACCTGTTATGGTATCACGATACTACAGGCGATCATAACATAGGTGTTGATTTAAGTAACGCACGTAAGCCAGATGCAGGAGATAGAGCTAGTGCTGTGAAGTTGATTAAATACATGAACGACAATGAAATTAAAAATACAATAGAGTTGAAAAACTATATATATGATAAATGGAATAAGTTGAAAAAGGCAACATAATATGACAGTAACAATAACAGGTGGATTAACATTTAGTGGCGGATGGACGTTTACACCTGGTGGCGGGGGTGGAGGTGGTGGCACTCAAAAGGCTATCTTTGGATATGGAACTACCGGTACAGTTACAGCAATAACTAATCTAGTATCTAACACGGGTGTAGTTGGTAATGATGTTACAGGTGTGGGTACTGCTAGAGAAGGCCTTGCGGCAGCAGGTTATGGTACTGACAAAGCTATATTTGGATATGGGTTTAATGCTAGTTATACCGTTGCATATTCACTAACTAACTTAGTATCAAACACAGGCGTAATAGCTACCGATACAACGGGTGTAGGTACAGTGCGAGGTTATCTTGCAGCCGCTGGATATGGCACCGATAAAGCTATATTTGGATATGGTGCTAACATAAGTTTTACCGGATTGTCAATGACCAATCTAGTATCAAACACTGGTGTAGTTGCCATAGATACCACTGGTGTTGGTACTGCTAGGTTTGCCCTTGCGGCTGCAGGTTATGGTACTGACAAAGCTATATTTGGATATGGTCTTGTCGGTAGCGGAGTGTCAATGACTAATTTAGTAAGTAATGCAGGAGTAGTTGCTACAGATACAACAGGAGTTGGTCTTGCTAGATATTATCTAGCAGCCGCAGGGTATGGTACTGATAAAGCAATATTTGGGTATGGAAATGTCACAAGTGTAGGTCCTTCCGCAACAACCAACTTAGTAAGTAACACCGGTGTTGTTGCTACAAATACTACAGGTGTAGGTACTACTAGGTATGCTCTTTCAGCAGCCGGGTATGGAGCTGATAAAGCTATATTTGGATATGGTAATAGTGGCTCAGTAACTGCAATAACCAATTTAGTATCAAACACAGGCGTTGTTGCTACTGATACTACAGGTGTAGGTACTGCTAGGGATAGTTTAGCAGCCGCAGCCTACGGTTAAACAAAAAAGATGAAATAAAAATGAGAGCAACAGACTTTATAATATTAGAAGATACAGAGATACTTGACGAAGTAGCAATGAATCCTACACG